AAGAGTCGATTCGCATACGTTCGGTTGGTGCGTATTGCCCAGTGCTGGAGGTTGAAAGCACTAAATCCGCACCGCCACCCGTCCCGTCTGCCGTTTCGGCAGCAATAGTGGCGGCATGGACAGTTCCCCAGCTTGAGCTTCTCGTTGTGAATGCAATCGGAGAGACATCACCAGTAGTGCCGGTTCCTTCATTTGAAATGTATAAGCCAGCAGTTTCAGTTGCACCGAAGTCGCCGCTTAAAGTCAGTATACCCGTTGGTGTACCCCCAATGCCCAAGCCTGTTGAGTCAAAAACCAAATCATTTGTGCCTTCAAGCGTGCCGTCGCCCGTCCAGACTCCCACTTGACTGTCAACAGGTGTGCCAACCTTGCTGACATCACCGCTTCCGCTTGGAACTGCCCACGAACAGGTTCCATCACCATCTTCCCTCAAGAACTTCGTTCCACCACCTTCTCCAGTCGATTTGACTTCTGTTCCCTCAATATCAACGTAAGCCCCATCAACCGCAGTTCCTTGCCAGACACCCGTACCAATTGTGCCGACAGTCGCAAGATTAGCCGCGCTAGTGATGGCAGCTTGAGTCGCCCCTGTAACTGTTGCTGCTGTTCCGGTAGTGTCTTGGTTCAGTGTAGGGAAAGTGCAGTTTGTAAGTGTACCCGATGCTGGAGTTCCAAGCGCAGGAGTTACCAGCGTTGGGCTGCTGGCAAATACAAGTGAACCACTCCCCGTTTCATCTGAAATAACTCCAGCCAACTGCGCGGATGTTGTGGCTGATAAGACTGAAAGATTGTTTGTAGTGTAAACCCCGTTTGTAACCGTAGCCGCATTACCTGTGCAACTGCCCGACGAACCAGACACATCGCCCGTTACGTCTCCGGTTATATCCCCCACAAAGGCTGTGGAGGTGACGGAAGTAAGTCCGGTCAATGTTGTGTCAAGGTTAAGAGTAACTGCGCCAGAGGAGCCTCCTCCATTCAAGTTCGTTCCCGCTGTTACGCTTTCAATGTCTCCAGCTACAGTCTGCCAAGAGCAAGTCCCATCACCGTCTTCACGCAGGAACTTTGTTCCCCCGCTTTCACCTGTGGACTTAACCTCTGTGCCTTCAAGGTCTACATAAGTGCCATCAACCGCTGTACCCTGCCAAACGCCTGTCCCAATAGTCCCAACCGTTACGAGGTTGGCTGCACTGGTAATGGCAGCTTGAGTTGCTCCCGTTACAGTCGCAGCAGTGCCACTCGCATTGCCCGTTACATCTCCGGTTAAATCTCCGGTAACATCGCCTGTTAAGTCTCCGGTAACATCGCCTGTTAAGTCTCCGGTAACATCTCCTGTAACATTGCCAGTTACATTGCCAGTGAGTGCGCCAGTAAAAGTTGTTGCTGTAACGGTGTTGTCCTTAACCAAGACACTATCAATAGTTACACCAGCAGCAGATGTGGTTTCTGAAATTGTGTCAGTCGTAATGGACTGACTTGCACTCACAATGATGTTCGTTGAACCAGTAGTGTTGCCAGTAGCAAGCACCTCTGCCAGCGTGTCTGAAGTAGCAACCTGCGCGTCAACGTAAGCAGTGGTGGCAACCTTTGTGGAGTTGTTCCCAGCCGATTGAGTGGTTGCAGTAACTCCATCAGCTAGTGTTCCGGTTGCTGTGACTGCACCTGTTAGGTCTCCTGTAACGTCTCCAGTTACATCTCCAGTCAAATCTCCAGTGACATCTCCTGTAACGTCTCCAGTTAAATTCCCCGTAACATTTCCAGTGACGTTGCCCGTGACATTTCCTGTGACCGCACCAGTTACATCTCCGGTAAGGTCGGCAACAACAGGGTTGTCCACGTTAAGGGTTACAGTCCCGCTTGTTCCTCCCCCACTCAAATTCGTTCCGGCTGTGACTCCAGTGATGTCACCCACCTCGCGTGTCACCCACGCAAGGGTTCCGGCCCCGTCAGAAGTTTCAAGAACCTGCCCCGAAGCCCCAACTGCTGCTGGCATCGTGAGCGTGTAAGTTGTGACTGCTGATGGTGAAGCTATCCCAACATATTCTCCACCCGCATCATCCTCAAGACGAACGTCACTTGAGAAAGTCGATACCCCCGCAACCGAAAGGGTTCCAGTAGACTTAACCTCTCCAGTGCTTACCTCAAGAGCAAAGGTGTTTCCAGCATTGCCATCGGTCAACGCAACTAATGTCGCACCATTGCCTCCACCACTCGGCAGGGCAAGGAGTTGATCGTATGAACTGGCAATTGTGCTTCCTGTTAATGTAGCCATATCTTAAAACCCCCAAGCTCTTTTTATCTGTTTCGTACTAAATTGTGATTTGCGAAGGAAACGGGAGCCTTCCTTTTGCTCCAGCTTATGATAACCGTCCTTTACCTGCTCCGATTGAGAAGGAACCTTAACTTGATTGCCAATGGAAAAACCTTCGCTGGCTATGCAACGCTCGTAATCCATCCCCTCAACCGTGAGTCTCTTTGTTCCTGGTGGAACGATCTTCTCGATTAAGTGGCCCTTTTCAGAGAGAAAGGAATAAATGGGCATTTACTCCTCCTCTTCATCTTCAGCCTCGGCCATTGCGCGAAGCATATCCTCTTCCGCATCCAAGTCTTCCTCTTCAGCTTTGGCTTCATGCTCTACATACTCAATGGGTGCGCCGTTGGCGGTCTTCAGTTCAATGTGGGCAGAGTCACCGTCCACATTCACCAGTTCACCTTCAACGCTATCAAGGACAACTGCATCACCCACTTCTGGGGAAACATCGCCTCCTTCATCTGAATCCGCAGCTAATGCTGCCAATGGAATTTTAATCATTTCGCAACCTTCTTCCTTGTCTTTACCGGAATGACCGTGGTGAGGGGGTTTCCCCCCTCCCACGGCAATAATAAGGGTTACTCCACCTTTAGGTTTCATAACTTGATTAGCTGTTAGGCAGTTGAATTGCTCTTACTACGCATGATTGAGTAGTAGTTGCAGTTCAATCGTAACGCAGTCCAGAACATCTTTATTCCGCAATTCGTTAGCTGATTTAAGGGGTCAGTCTTGTCAGCTTGATCGGTGATAATCACCTTCGGGCTGAACGGAGACTGACTTGCCAATTCTGGAACGCCGTAAGCCTGTTGACCTGTGAAGATCGTGGCATAGATGTTCGCTCCGGCTGCACGATCTTTCGTGCCAGCAGCGGAGTAGGCAAAACGGTCATCATCTTCAGATGAATACACCGAAGACCATCCGTTGGTCGTGGTTACGAATTTACATCCGTAAAGAGAACCAACTTCTCCCTTGTAGAGTTCCTGCACATTGCTGTACTGGCTGGCATTCAACCACTCACTGATTTGCATGATGTCACTCAACACCTGTGGGCTGGTAAGCGCAGCGTACATCCCGCCCTTGGCAGGTTGTGAACGATTCACTTTCAGCTTGGTTACTGCGTCCAGAATGGACGAAGCAGACATCACGGTGTCAGTGCCGGTGGCAGCATCAAAGGTGGAGTAGTCTGTGCCGCCATCAGCGTACTGCTCGGTGAGCGAGTCGCTGTTGTCGAGGGCCGAACCGTCTCCATTCTCTTTTGCTGTGCCAGCAACATTAGAACCAACAACCGTGTTACGGGTGATGGTGTCCATGTCGAGTGCGGCATCTTCACCGTTGGTCTTGATCGACTGCTGTAAGCTGTTGAACAAGTCCGTTGCGGTGAGGATGTCAGTCAATTTAATGACCTGACCACGTTGTGATAATGCCTTCTCAATCTTGGAGAGTGAGAGGTTGCGAGTTCCGCTAGGTGCAGTGCCTTCGGTCAGAGCTTCAATGTCTGACGTTGAGGGTGCGCCGAAGCGGAACATGGTAATCGCCTTGTGACCCGCCTTCGCTGGAAGGGGAGCCTTTTCGGCGAACTGATCCATAACCAATGCCTGAACAGCGTAGGACAGCAATTTCTTGCTGAAATAGTTCTGATACTGGTTGGATAATGTTGAGGTTGTAGTAGGCATAAGCCTGTTATCCTTTTCTTTTTAGTCAGCCAAACGTGACACAATGTGATACCTAGGGCATTAAAGATCATCGTCATGGGCCATGGCGGCTCGCAGTAAATGCTGCGTTTGCTCGTCATCGCTCATGTCATCAAACCCCTTATCTCCGTCAGGTTTCCCATTGGTGTATCCACCCGTGACTGACAATTTCTTTTCCAGTTTGTTATATTGTTCCTGTAGTTCAGACAGTTCAGTTGAGGCGTTCTTCCCTTTCTCCGCGTCAATCTGCATCAGTGCGCCGTTGACCGCTGCCTGTAATCCGTCAGGCGACCTAGCTATTGCTGGGTGCTGCCGGAGCAAGGCATTAGCCCTCTTGGTTATCTCCGAGTCGTCCTTGCGAAGGTCAGGGTGCTGATTCATCAACTCCTGGCGTTTGGCTTCAAAAACCTGTGCGCTCTGTTGTTGACGGCTTTGCGCCACTGCTTGATTCTGCTTCTGGGAAAGTTCATCAACCTTCCTGTCAGCGGCTTCAGCCAGCTTTGTTTCGCCTTCATCCCTGAAACCTTTCGCGGCTTCCTCGTAGTCCTTGGCAGTATGACCATGCTCATCGCGGTATCCGTGGGTGGCAGCGATTTGTTGTCGCTGCTGTTCCAGTGCCGCGTGAGCCTGATTTATTGCCTGCCGATCCCGTTTGTTTTGTTCCTTAACCTCATTGGCTTCGGCCCAAGTCTTATTCAAACGCTCACGGTTCTTGGCGTACTTACTCTTCTTTTCTTGCGGAGAAGGGGCTTGCGCCTCTTCCTCTTCTGTCAAAGAACTTTCAGGTTCTTTATCCGTACTGTCTGCCTCCGGTTCCGGTGGAGATTCCTCCGGTTCAACTTCAGCTTCGGTTTCTTCCACTGCCGGATATTCATCCCCGTCTGGAGATTCAATAACCATGCTTGGCTCTTCCCCCGCTTCCAACGCAGCATCATACTGTGTGGCAGCGGCCAATAGTTGTTCGGCGGTTACTTCGCCGGATTCTTCTGGCATACAATACTTCCCTATGACTGCTTAATCCTCGTCGTGTGTTCGCAATCAATACACACGCCGTGCTGTGGGGTCTTCACTCACCGAACGTCCGACCCCGAATACGTCCGATGAAAAATCTTCTTCCGGCTCAACATCGCGAGCCAATGCTTCAAACGTGTGAACCGTGGTACGCATCCCGTTGGCGTACCCTGCCTCAAACTTCAATTGGTTGGTGTCACGTTGTGATACTACAGCCGCG